GCGGTGTTCATCGACGCTGGCGGTCCTAATGCTGGCGGCGTTATTGATCGCCTTCGTCAGCTCATCGCCGAGGAGGAACGAGACCGGCAGCTGATCCACGAGATCGCGTTCGGCGTGCGCTCGCAGGGCATGACCGCCGACTTCAACGGCGAGCAGCGCGTGAGGGTCTACAACAAGCGCGCTCAGATGTGGCAGAACATGAAGGCGTGGCTGGAGCGCGGCGCGATCCCCGACGACCAGCAGCTCTACGACGATCTCGTCGGACCCGAGTACAGCTACATGGGCGACAACGAGATCATCCTCGAAAAGAAAGAGCACATGAAGGCGCGCGGCCTCGCTTCGCCTGACCACGGCGACGCACTGGCGCTGACCTTCGCGGAATACGTTGAGCCGCGCAAAATCCCGGCGTATCTCAAGCCCGAGAACTACGGGGTGAAGCAGGACTACGATCGTTATGCCGAGCTGCCGGGCTATCAGGCGCACAGCAGGAAAGACGACGACTATGACCGATACAGCGAACTCGACTAAGCAATGGCAGGTCGACATCGTTGCGCCCAATGGCGCGACCGGCCAGTTCAAGGTCGACGCCAGCCTGCCGATTGAGACCATGATCGAGCAGCTCGGCCAGATGATCCTCCAGCTACGCGAGAACGATCCCGAGCCGATGCGCGCCACGCCGGACGGCGGCGATCTCGCCGGGGCGACGCTGTAATGGCTGAGATCGTCCACGGCGAGCCCGGCTCGATCATCGAGACGCATCTCGGCGTGAAGCCGATCGACACGTCCGAGCTTGGGCCGATCAAGTTTGATCCGATGCGCGGATCGGCGCGTGAACAACTGGAGATGCTAGCCCGGCATGGTACTGACGACAGTGCCAAAGTGGTCGTCGATGCGATTCTCGACCAGCTCATCGCGGCGTCTCGACCGTACAGCGGCTTTGCCACCCTGTTTCTCAAGCGCGTGAAGGAAGGGCGGATATGAACGTCAACTACCGTGCCGCGCGTTGCGTCGCCGCAGCAGTCAGCCCCGGCATGCCCGCGACCACGCTCATCTGCCTCGTCCACATCGAGCTGCCGGACGGCGGGATCACGGCGCTCGCGATCAACGAGGACACGATCACCGAGCATGCGCACGGCGACATCGTGAAAGAGGAGCTGTATATCCAGAGCGAGGTCAAGCGTGTCATCACCTCGATGATGGCAGGCGCAGTCGGCGACCTCGGCATCGCCAAGATCAACTGATGCGCCAAGTCCAGCCTGACGAGATTGAGGTTACCGCAGCGATGGTCACGGCGGGCGCGCGCGTTTGCTCAGAGGCAATCGCGTATGAGTGGGAATACTACAGCCTTGAGCGCCAAGCCGAAATCTTGAGGCGCGTATTCACAGAGATGAAGAGAGCCCAAGGGAATTGATGGCCCATGTGATCGAGCGCACTGATGCGCCAAGTCCACTTTGAATTGTGCCCGGCGTCAGCCGGATGCGAGAGCTGCGAAGCAAGCCTGCCGTGGTATCGCCGATGGGCGCGCAAGCTCAAGCGGACATTCGGCATCGCCTGAGTTCACCGCCATCCTTCGTTCATTTGCAGGCTCTTGAAAACAGGCATATAACCGTCAGTCGCCCGGCCGACACGCCCAGTGCGGCCCGGCAACGAAGGGCGACACTTATGGGGCGGGCACTGGTCTTGAGCCAGAACGGCGAATGCGCCGGGGGCGGACTATCGGAATACGATCCACGGGACTTCTTCGCGGAAGCGCCCGTCTTCGTGCCGGTAGAGGGGGTAACCCCGCTGCCCGGCGAAAGCTGGCGGGCGTACAGTCAGCGCGTCGCAGACCTGCTTCGTGAGCGTTCTTCGGCGACGGCTTCCCGCGCTCCCTCCCCAACCCGGCCGGGAGCCGTCTGCTTTCTGGCCGCGTACCTGACCGCAACGAACCTTGTCATCCTGATCTTTCTTGCAGTTGGAGCGCTCAAGTGAAATAGACCCAGCCCAGTGCCGGGTCTTGCTTGCGCCCTGCATCAGGGGCGGTTGGCTGTGCAGCAACCGGCCGTCCCGCACGCGATTCAATCGCTCCTGATCCCGCCATAGCCCGGTCGGCATGTGCATGCCCGGTCTTATGAAAGCCGCGCCCTACGCCCTCGGCGGGCTCGTCGGCGGGTCGCTTCTCAATTCGATGTTCAACAGCGGCTCGGGCAAGAAGAAGTCCACCGCCACGACCCAGCCGCTGACCACGCAGGGCACGGTCGGACCAGCGCCAGCCGGAGGCTCCTACTGATGTGCCTCGGCTCCAATCCGCAGCCGGTCGGCGCGAACCCGCAGGACCGCCAGATGCGCGGCATGCAGCTGCTCGGCTCGGTCATTCAGGCTGGTCGCGGCAATGCGCAGGCCCAGCAGAACCTCGCGACCTTCCGCACCATGTTCCAAGCCGCCCATCCGGCCGCAGCCGCGCGCCAGCCGGTGCAGATCGGAGGTCGCTGATGTGCATGTTCTCAGCGCCCAAGGTGCCGACGCCGCCGACCCCGGCCCAGTTCCAGCCGATGCTCCAGCCGGTGCAGCTGCCGGGCCAGCAGCGGCCCAAGCGCAGTCTGCGCGGGCTGTACAGCTCGATCTTCACCTCGCCTGAAGGAGCGAACGGCATGCCCCGCGTCACCGGCACAATGGGCGGGATGACGGGTGGCTGAGCAGGCCGCCGCCGCAGAAGGCGGCTCGACCGTCCGCAAGCATTGCTCGCGCAGGCTCAACGGCCTGAAGCAGAACCGCAGCCAGTTCGAGGGCGACTGGAAGCAGATCGCGGCGCTGTGCGCCCCGGCCCGCTCGCGCTTCCTGTCGAGCGACACCAACAAGGGCCGCCAGTCCAACCGGCGCTTGAACAACAGCCACGGCATTTTCGCGATGGAGACGCTGCAGAACGGCATGACCAGTGGACTGTCGAGCCCTGACCGGCCGTGGTTCACGCTCAAGAGCGTCGACGACAGCCTCGACGAGCAGCCCGAGGTCCGCGCGCATCTCAGCATCCGCGAGAAGTTGATGTATGACTTCATCGCGTCGACCAATCTCTACGGCGTGCTCAAGACCGGCTACCTCGAACTGGGCGCGTTCGGCACCGAGGCCGCGATCCTGATGGAGAACCGCAGGGTCGGCATGGTCGGCCACGCGCTGACGTCGGGCGAGTACTGGATCGGGCTCAACGACGAGATGGTGGCGGGCTCGCTCTACCGCGAATGCCCGCTGACCGCCGAGCAGGCGATCGGCATGTTCGGTGCCGACAATGTCAGCAGCCGTGTAAATAGCCTCTACGCCGCGTCGAACTACGACGAGCAGGTGATTTTCTACCACGCGATTGAGGAGAACCCCGATTACGAGGAGGGGATGATCGGATGGCGCGGCAAGCCGTGGCGCTCGGTCTACTGGGAAGATGGCGGCAAGGCCGACCAGATCACCCAGCTCTTGGGCTTCTACGAGCAGCCGTTCTGGTCGCCGCGCTGGGACACCACCGGCAACGACGCCTACGGGCAGGGGCCGGGCCACAACGCGCTGCCCGACCTGCGCGAGCTGCAGCTCCAGACCAAGCGCAAGGCCGAGCTGACCGATCTTCTCGCGTGGCCCGAGCTGGTCACTACCTCGAAGACCAAGCTCAAGCGCCAGCCCAAGAGCGTGACCAACGTCGACGCGGCAGACGCGGCGGCGACCAAGCCGGTCTACCAAGTGCCGCCACAGGCGGTGCAGTTCGTGATGCAGGACATCGAGCGCCTCGAACAGAAGATCAACGAGGCGACCAAGGCCGACCTGTTCATGGCGATCACCAACATGGCGGGCGTCCAGCCGCGCAACATGGAGGAGATCGCGGCGCGCAACGAGGAGAAGCTGACCCAGCTCGGGCCGGTGATCGACCGTGTCAACAGCGAGAAGCTGAAGGTGGTGATCGAGCGCGTCCACGGGATCATGGAGCGCGCCCGCATGTTCCCGCCAGCACCGGACGCGATGCGCGGCCAGCCGCAGATCAAGATCGAGTTCGTGTCGATCCTGACGCAGATGCAGCGCATGGTCGGGTTGGGCCAGCTCGAACGCGGGTCCAATTACGTCGGCTCGATCGCGGCGGTCTATCCCGAGGCGCGCTTCAAGCTCAAGCCGATGGAGCTGGCCGACGAGTACCTCACCCGCGCGGGCGTGCCGGGCAACGTCATCCGCTCGAACGACGACGCGCAGCAGATGGCCGATCAGGAAGCCCAGCAGCAGCAGGCCGCAGCCGCCGCCGAGCAGGCGAAGAACGTCAGCCAGCCGTTCAAGGACATGACCGACGCAGCCAAGGTCGCGGCCACGATCCCCGGCAGCGGCATCCCGCCCGTCCAAGACCTTGTGCCGCTGGTGCCGCGCTGATGCCCGCGCCCGGCTTCCATCGCGTCGCCAACGCCTTCCACCGGCCGTGGGAGGACCGCAGCCCGGTGCCATACAGCGATTTGCCCGGCCTCTCGCGCGGCGAAATCCGCTTGGCGGGCGAGGTCGGCATCGCCCAGCTCAGCGGCCACCATGTGCCGCACGAGATCAAGTGCCGCACGATCCTGATCTACGAACAGATGACGAGGGGATAGAATGGCGGCGGGGGACAGCAGCAAGCTCGATCGCGAAATCAAGCAGCGCAGGCAGGACGCCGAGCGGCTGATCGCCATGCCTGAGTTCAAGAGATTTCTGTGGCGCGTGATTCAAGAAGCCAAGATATTCGACCGCGCTCCAACCGATGGGTCAGAGGGCGCTGTCCATGCACACATGGCACGCCGGAACTTGGGGTTGGCTATCCTCGAAATGGTCGAAGAGGGCCAGCCCAAGTCGCATCCGCAAGGGGTGCCGATCCTGACCCTGATCCAGACACTGCTCGAAGAAGCCAACCCCACGCTCAAACCCAAAGACACATCGGAAAGGGACAACGATGAGGAACATGACGATCAACGCTATGACCGGACTGCTGAACTCGACCTCGATGACTAGCCTTGGCGGCATTCAGCTGACGCCGGTCGAGCAGCTTCATGGCCGCCTGATGCGCGCGCCGGACGGGCATGACGGCGCAGGAGCGGGTGATGCTGGTGCAGCAGGTGGTGATGACGCCGGGGCCGCAGGCGGCGATGCTGGTGCTGGTGCGTCCACTGACGGCGCGGGAGGCGATGGCGCTGCTACTGGCGACGGCGATGGTCAATCCGGTGGAGATGGAAGCTTTGCTGGGGGTGACGATCAAGGTTCGGTGATGGGTAACGCCGGGACCGGCAAGGCTGGCGACGATGCTGGCGACGCCGGGGGAGGCGATGGGGACGGCAAGGGCGATGACGATAAGACCCCTGCCGTCCCCGAGACCTACGAGCTGGAGCCGATCAAGGTTGGCGACGGCGATGACGCGGTCGAGGTCAAGATCGACGAGCAGCTGCTGACCGACGTGACGCCGCAGCTCAAGGAGGCGGGCGTCACCAAGGAGCAGGCGCAGAAGCTCGCGCCGCTCGCGATGAAGATCGAGGAGCGCGTCCGCACCCACCTCAACGACGAGTTCCGCGCGACCACCACCCAGTGGGCCAAGGACGCGCAGGCCGATCCCGAGATCGGCGGCAAGAACTGGGACGCGACCAAGAACGATGTCGCCAAGGCGCTCGATTACTTCGGAGCGCCGTCCGAAATGAAGGAAGTTGAGGTCGACGGGAAGAAGGTCAAGCAAGAGACCAACCCGTTCCGCGTCTTCCTCAACCAGACCGGCCTCGGCAATCACCCCGAGCTGATCCGCATGTTCGCGAAGATCGGCAAGGGTGTCGCCGAGGACGGCTCGCTGCCTCGTGGGGACAAGGCCGCACCGCCGCAGGTGTCTCGTGCAGAGCGCCTGTATCCGAACGACAAGCCCAAGTCCTCAACTCAAGGAGCATAGAACATGGCTACTCTCGGCCAGTCCTACCTCAACGTCATCGACATGCTGCGCCAGCAGAACGATCCCAACGCGGACGTTATCGAGATGTTGAACCGCCTCTCGCCGGTCACGCGCAATGCGTTCACCGTCGAGTGCAACCGTGGCACCCAGCACTATCACTCGATGCGCACTGGTCTTCCCAGCGTCGCATGGGGCCGCCTCTATCAGGGTATCGCGCAGTCGAAGTCCGGCCGCGCATCCGTGGTCGACACCACCGGCTTCGTCGAGGGCCTCTCCTCGGTCGATACCCGCCTGCTCGACATCTCCAAGAACCCGGCCGCGCTGCGCATGCAGGAAGGCACGGCGTTCATGGAGGCGCTGCAGCAGGAGGCCGAGACCGGCGTCTTCTACCACGACATCGTCACCACGCCCGAGAAGTTCAAAGGGCTCGCAGCCCGCTACAACTCGCTGTCGGGCGGCGCGATCTCGAAGCAGGTCATCAGCGCTGGTGGCGCGGGCTCGGACAACACCTCGATCTGGTTCGTGACGTGGGGCGAGAACGCGACGCACCTCATTCACCCCGAAGGCACTGCGGTCGGCATCGACCGGCAGGACAAGGGCGAGCAGCGCGTGCTCGACGGCAACAACCTGCCGTACTACGTCAAGGAAGAGCTGTTCCGCTGGCACCTCGGCGTGGCCGTGCGCGACTGGCGCTTCAACGCCCGCATCTGCAACATCGACGTCTCCGACACTCAGGCGGGCACGGTCGACCTGTACAAGTTCATGCGCAAGGCGCTGTACCAGCTGCAGGGCGTCTACTCGACGGCGATGCGCAACGGCGATGGCTCGATCAACGCCGACAGCAGCCTCGAAGGTCGCACGGTCATCTACATGAACCGCACGATGATCGAGGCGCTCGATGCGCTCGGCACCAACAGCTCCAACGGCGCGTTGCTCCTCAAGAGCGACGAGCTGGAGGGCCGCACGGTGCAGACCTATCGCGGCATCCCGATCGAGGTCACCGACGCCATCCTCAACACCGAGAGCGTCGTCTCATAAGCCTGACGAACGAAGAAAGGATCACGAGCAATGATTATCTCCAATCAGGACATTCTTTCGGACGGTCAGGCAGTCACCGCCACGGCTGCTTCGACCAACGTCCTTGACGTCGGTGCGGCGGGCACGCCGTTCGGCGCTCCGCAGGCGCTTGGCCGCGATCTCGGCAATCTGCCGGAAAAGATCGGGCTCGACGTGCGGGTCACTCAGGCGTTCAACAACCTGACCTCGCTCGACGTCGCGCTGCAGATCAGTGACGACAACGCGACCTTCACCACGGTGGCGACGCGCAACTACCTGCTCGCTGCCCTGACGGTCGGCCCGCTCGATTTCCCGGCCGCGCTCATCAAGGGCACCAAGGGCCGGTACATTCGGCTCAACTACACCGTCAACGGCACCGCCCCGACGACCGGCAAAATCTTCGCCGCCGTCGTGCCGGGTCGCCACGAACAGTAAGAAGGGAGCATGAGCAATGGCTGACAAGAACGACGAACTGCTGGCACGCCTCGAAGCTGCTGAGCTTCGTGCAGAGGCGGCCGAAAGCGCCCTCAAGGATGCACTGGCCGCCAAGGGCATTGTCCCGGCACCGGCCAAGCGCACCTTCGCCAAGACCAAGGAAGGGTCGCACGTCGCCACGATGCGCGGCTACGTCAAGGGCGTGATGATCGAAGAGGGAAGCCCGGTCCCGGCCGGTATTCCGGTTTCTACCGAATGGATGGCCCCAGCGAAAGCGAAGGCCGACGACGAGGCCGAGGCGGAAGCCGAAGCCGAGTAACGAGACGCCTAAGCTCCAGAGGGTTTCCTCTTCCCCTCTGGAGCGAAGGCCGATGGGTAGGGCGGGGCTTTGCTTGGGAGCTGTCCCCCTTCGCGTGCAACCAGACTGGCGTCGCCCTACCCATCTTCCCTTCGAGGCGATTCAAGCCTCAACTACCCACCCATAGCACTGAGCCCATGTCGATCACGGCGCTGCGTAGCGCGGTCCTGACCGCTGGCGGGCAACCGACCCAGTACACGCACGTCGGCCTTCTCCGTGAACTGATTACGGCATGGGGCGGCACGCCGACCCAGTGGACGATCAACGGGCTGCTCAAGGAAGCGATCGTCACGGCTGGCGGAACGGCCACCTACAACACCCAGCTCGAACTGCTGCGGCAGCTCATCACGCAGCTTGGCGGCACGCCGATCGACTACATCAAGGATGACCTCTGGAGCCAGCTGTCGCTGCTCGCGACGCTGTCGCCGCCCGGCGCTCCGCATATCTCGGTCGCGCCGACGATCTCCGCGCCCAACGGCTTCATCGTCGGCCAGCAGATCACGATCAACAACGGAACGTGGACCAACAGCCCGACGTCGTTCCATTACCAGCTCTACGCCGATGGCGTCCCGATCGGCACCGACAGCAGCACCTACACACTGACCTCGGCCGAGCAGGGCAAGCGGCTCAGCGCGCGCGTGCGGGCCGTCAACGTCTCCGGCTCGGGCTATGCGACGACCAGCCTCTACGGCCCGGTCACGGTGCTGCCGGTGGTCGGCTTCTCGCTCGCCTCGATCTCGCAGAACGAGGGTAATACCGGCGAGACCGACTACGTTTACACGCTCTCCCGCACAGGCGATCTCAGCTTCACCTCGACCGTCAACTTCGCGGTCACCGGCTCGGGCGTCAACCCGGCTGCGGCGACCGATTTCGTCGGCGGTGCATTCCCGTCAGGGACGATCACCCTCAACCCCGGCGACACCAGCGCGACGCTGACGATCCCGGTGGCTGGCGACGCTGCGGTCGAAAGCGACGAGAGCTTCACGGTCACCCTGTCGACTGCGGTCAACTGCTCGCTCGGCGCGTCGACGGCGGTCGGCACGATCATCAACGACGACAGCGTGGGCGGCGGCAGCGGCGGCCTTACGCTGGCCGCGCCAGTCCTCACCAAGACCAGCTCCAGCGGCACCAATCCGCCGACGTGGGACACGCAGGCGACCAACCTGCAGCAGGACGACACGATCGAGCTTTACTACACCGAAGACGGCTCGACGCCGGTCGCCAATGGCTCGCCGCAGGGCTCGATCACCTACGACGCCCGGATGGAAGAGATCAGCTGGGGCGCGGCATGGCCCAATCCGTTCCCCGGCAGCATCACCCTCAAGTGGCTGGAGCGCTACGGCCGCATCGACCCCGGCTCGGGCCTGATGGCGTGGTCGCCAGTCTCGAACGTGCTGAGCGACGTGATGCCAGCATCGGGCGGCGTCGCGACGCCAATCTCGGTCCAGCCAGCCCATGACGCCACCAACGCCACCACGCACACCTTCGCCAATATCACGACCGGCGCGGGACGGGTCGTGGTCGCGGTCAGTGCCTTCTTCGTCGCTGGCGTCGTCCTGCGCCCGCATGGCGCACCAGACAGTTCGACCGACATTCCGCTGACGCTGATCGCCAATGCCAGCGGAACGCGCGACGACGCGCTGCTCTACTGGACGCCGTCTCCGATTGCGGCCGGGGCCTACGACTGGATCGTGTCGCACACCTCGGCGCAGAACGACTGCGCCGTGTTCGGCTGGACGGTCACTGGGGTCACGACCGCTGGTGCCGTCTTCGGCATTGGGGCTGGAACAAGTTCGACGGACTACGCCGGGACGGTTCCGGCGCTGGCGGCCGGGGCAATCTACCTCGCCGTCGCCCACGCTTTTGCCAATACAGCCATGAGCTGGAGCGGCGCTGCGACGCCGACCAAGGATACGGAGCTTCAGGCGGGCAGCACCATCAGCTGCGCCCACGGTAATACGGCCGGGGCGCTCCACTGCGTGCCCAACCCCGGCGCTTTCGGCGGCTACACCGGAGTGGTCCTCAACCCATGAGAAAACTCACGATGAAGAAACTGCTCGTCCTTTTCATGATGCTGGTCGGCTGGTCGAGCATGGCCAACGCCGGGCCGTGGACGGTCGGGCCGCAGACCATCGCCTATCCCAATTCTACCTCTCACCCGCTCGGCGACGGCAGCAACCAGCAGGGCGGCATCCCGCCCGCTTATTCGTACATGGCCCCGGACGTCCCCAGCAACTTCACCGAGAGCACTTGGATACACTCCGGCAACTACGCCGATAAGCTGTTCACCGCCTCGCAGTCGGGCACGACGCTGACCGTCTCGGCCTTCACCAGCGGACCACCGCTGGCCAACGGCGACCTCGTGAGCGGATCGGGCGTAGCGACCGAAGCGATCATCAACCAGATCAGCGGAACCACGGGCGGCGCTGGCACATACCTGATGAATGCATCTCAGACGATTGCGTCGACTGCGATGCACGTTTCCGGTAATTTCCATAGCGCTGCAGCAGGAGCTGACGAGGCCAAGGCGCGCTTCGACTGCGAGTTCGGGTTCACCGCCAAGGACGACCCGATCGTCAATCCCGGCGTTCCCGGCGCGGCCAGCCACCAGCACCACTTTGTCGGCAACCGGCTCGACCTCCAGAGCCTGCATGCGGGCAACGCGACCTATGCCAGCCTGCGCGGATCGGGTTATGCCGGGTGCTTCGGCGGCCCGCTCAACCGCACGCTTTATTGGGAGCCCGCCGTCTTCAAGACGCTCGCCAATGGCGCGACCGTCGAGCAGAAGTTCCACACCTTCGTCAGCTACTATGTCGGCGGCCTCATGGCCGACACGTCGGGCGACATCTACGATGTGCGCTCGAACGTCGTGTGGGCGCGCGGGTGGGACACGATCAGCGGCTTCAACATGGCCGATCCGACCAACAGCCGGTACACCAACGCGATTGCTGCAGCGAACGCGGCCACGCACGCCGGGAAGTACTCGCCTGCGCCGACCGGAACCGGCTTCCTCGGCTGGTATTGCGAAACGCCTGCGAGCGGCAACGGCTCGATTGCCACCAGCCCCAAGCCCGGCTCCGATCACCAGCCGTGGCTCAGGAATAGCGACGGCACACCAACGCTCGATTGCGCGCCGACCGCTGCGGACGGCAGCTCGGGACACCTCGTTGCCGACCTGATGACGATGCCGTGCTGGGACGGCGTCAATCTCGACAGCCCCGATGGCCGTGGGCACATGATTAACAGCGTCATCGACAATGACACCGGCAAGGAAGTCTGCCCGATCGGCTGGTACAAGGTGCCGACCTTCCAAGCCAAGGTCGAGTTCTACCAGACCGGACAGAGCGACTATACCAACTGGTGGTTGTCGTCCGACCGGATGGGGACCGACAGCAGCAAATGGTTCCGCAATGGCGAGAGCATGCACTTCGACCTCATTCCGGCGTGGAGCTACGGGACGGTGGCCAGCCCCGGCGTGTTCCTGCGCTTCATGAACCATTGCGCCGGAGTGACGATCAAGCTGCAGGCAAGCGACACGCCGATGGTCGGCGACCCGAACGAGTGCAACTTCGCGACGATCACTTCGACCGAGGGATTGTGGGTCAACGAAGCGCCGCCTGCGGGCAATCCGGGTAGCCCGAACCCGGTGGTCAATCTCGGCCCTGATTTCACGAACAACCTCAATCGCTACATCAAGCCAGCGACGGGGCTTGGGGTCGATCAGGCCGTCCACAACCACCACTGACGATTCAACGCCGGAAGCGGCGGCGTAAGCACCGGGCATGGGCGTCGACAAGGTCGCGATCTGGAACCGGGCGC